AATCACAAAAAAAGGGAGACAAAAAAATGAACACAGTAGCCGAAATCATCGCAGAGCCTAGAAATCAAATCATCCTAAAAAGAAATTTCTCTGGAGAATTTAACGGAGAAGCTCGCGTATGGAATCCCTCCGAGGAAATGATCGAGTCGTCAAAAGTTGGGGTAATTTTTGACGGGATTGAATTAGAATTTCAAGGACTCGAAAATATCGAGCCTAGTTCATTCGATACCCCACTGGAAAAAATTGCTAATAAAAAACTTAATGATGCCGGGATCGTTCGCGAACTAACCCTTCGTATCGTAAAATGACATGACGGAACAGTTTGGAATCGAATATATTAAAACACTCTAACACTATAATAATGAATATAAAAATCACATGTTGCAAAAAGTCAGTAGTTGTCAAAAGCCAAGCTCGGTCTGATTTAAAAAAAGCCGCAAAAATGCTCGGGTTTTCAGAAATCAATAATTATCCTAACAATCATTTACAATTCTACGAGCCAGCGGCAACTCCAGGATGTCAGAATAGATATATTGCAATTGTAGAGACAACAAATGAACCATTAACCCAACCAAAAAGGAGACAAAAATAAACTTAGAAGAACTAAAAAAAGATTACGCTCATTTATTGAGCGATCAAACGCCGATAGCAGATATTGACACATCTGGCAGCGCGTCCCGCCACGAACTCGGTGACTTGACCGACATCTTTGGCCATGCTAGCCTAGCCAGCTACCCGCTTGCCCAATCTCCGGAATTTACTCGACGAACAGTTGATTAAATAGAAAATGAAAAGGTTAAACCATCCTACAAAATACCTGCAAGGCAAAGGCCAACTGCCAGCAGGAGCAATCCCTCTTGCTGAAGAGTGTGGATTAATTTGTTGGCACCCGTCCGGGTGGGTAAAAACATGGACATTGCAACCTATCCAAAGCTTGCCACCTGATACGCTCAAGCCAGTCATGGCAATAATCGCCGAGCAGATTGGAACATCGGCAGACATTGCCAATGCTATTAGTGACAAGCGAAAATTTTACTCAGTCCGCACCGTCGAAAGTTGGCGTTGTGGAAAGGCTCAACCTGGGTCAATCGCGGCATTTCGGATTTTGCAAGCACTAGCAAAAACTGAAAACTAAGGAGTTAAAGCCCCGCATGTTTCACAAATACAAAATTAAAAGTGTCTCACTAGCTTGACTTGTTGAGATTGAGTCTCATTATCATATGTATAATGAGATCATTATTGTTTGCCATTTGGATTAAAGCAGGCAAGACGGCGGCAGCTACATTGACGCTAGTCGAAGCTTTGGCTTCCGGCGAATACGACACCATTACTCAGGGCGGTGCCCGGATTGTGTCGGCCAATGTAGCAGGCAAACAATTTACATATGAGCTGCCGCAAAATTGGGCGAATTCAGATTTCCCAGAAGTGTTGCGGCAGTTGTATAAGCTGTTAACGACCGGCGGCGTTTCGGGTGGGTCGATGACAGATGCTGAATTGACAACATTTGTTACCGATAGCGCAGGGCAAGTGACAAGTGTCACTAAGGCTCGGTTTGCTCATAACGCGGGAGGGCGCATATAATGGCCATACGTCCGATAAAGTTGTTGCCAAAAGTGACGCGCAAAGGATCGTCACTGCATTTATCTTGGGGCCGTGATGAATTTTACAAGGGCGGTGCTGATGACCAGCGTCGATTTCAGCGGCAAAAATTAGCTCGTGACATTGCCGATTTGATACCAGAGCATCGACACAAAATGCTGCTTGGTGATTCGCGCTATATTTATCAAGCGTTTTCGACAGTGTCCGGGGCAGTAGACCAAAAAGCCAATTATGTGTACGGAGGTTCGTGGCGGTTGCAGTCAAATTCCGAAGATCGGGAATTTGCTAAAGCGGTAGAAAAGGATTTTGAGCAAATTGACCGCTTAATCGATACACGCGGCAACAATTATTCGTTTCAAAAGTCAATTTGGCTAGGCAGCAAGACCATCGACGTTGACGGCGACTATTTTATTTTGCTAACTGAGACTCCGGAAACCGGCTTCCCGAAGCTGCAGTTTTTAGAGAGCCACCGGGTCGGATCTTGGGAGCAACAAGGCGATACCATTGTCAAAGAGGGCCGCTTTAAGGGACGGCGCATATTTGCCGGGGTCATTGTTGGCGACTACATGCAGCCGATTGCATATCGCATTAAAGATGAGTCAATTGCTGCGGGTTTTCGTGATGTGCTGGCCGATAGCATGATCCATGTGGCGGACATGCGATGGTTTTCGCAGTCACGCGGCATGCCATCGATTGCCAATGCAATCCTCGACTGGTACGACCTAGCCGAAACCCGCGACGCTGAAAAGATTGCTCAAAAAGTAAGCTCTGCATTGGCATTAATTGAGAGCAATGAAACCGGCAAGACTGACACCGGCAATGATGTCGTCAACCCGCTACCTGGCAGCGATGGACGGTTACAGACACAAGTTTTTGATTCTGGCCTAATTCGCTACATTAAAAACGGCGGGTCACTCAAAGCGCACGAATCGGCCCGGCCGAGTGACCAATGGCTAAATTTTACAAAAATGGTTGAATCAAGCGCTTTTTACGCGATGGGCTGGAGGCGTGAAATGTTGAACAGTTCTGAGATAGGCGGGGCTGGTGTACGGGGCTTTGCTGCCGACATTAACAAATCTATCGCTGCCCGTTGTGAAGTGCTCGAGATGCCGCATCGACGTGCTGCATTATATATCATTGCGAAGCGTGCCAAGCAAGGCACTTACACACTGTCAAATGACTGGTGGAAGATTAGCTTTACCAAGCCCGCACAATTTACAGTCGATGAGGGCCGCATGAGGTCTGCTGACCTAGAAGATTTGCGAGCTGGGGTGATGACTGAAGACATGATTACAGAAGCACGCGGGCAAAGCTACGAAAAGCTACTGCGGCAGCGAGCCGAAAACATCCAACTAAAGCGGCAAATTGCGGAAGAATTTGAAATTGATCCCGCCGAACTTGGCACACTTGCCAAGCCTGGCGACTTACCAACCACCACAAACGAACAAACTAAATGAACTCTGAAATAAAGACTTGGTACAATGTCGCCACCATTGAAAATGCCAAAAATAAAAATGCCCGTATCGATTTATATGACGAAATAGGAGGATGGGGCATTACCGCAAAAGATTTTATCGACGAAATCAACTCTTTGGGCGATGTTGAAAACGTTGATTTGCATATTAACTCTGGCGGCGGTTGCATCATTACTGGCAACTCAATATGTACAGCCTTAAAGCAATGGTCTGCACATGTAACTGTATATATTGACTCACTCGCTGCAAGTATGGCTTCTGTCGTGGCAATGGCTGGCGATGAAATCCGTATGGCAGACAACGCTTTTTTGATGATTCATAACCCTTGGACATTATCAATGGGTGACAGCGAGCAATTGCGCAAGGATGCCGACTTGCTCGACAAGATGAAGCTCAACATCATGAACGCTTATAGCCGCAGTAATTACAGTGCCGAAGAGTTGACCGAACTCATGGACGCAGGAACTTGGTTGACCGCTCAAGAAGCCCTTGAAGCTGGATTTATTGATAAAATCGACGGCAAAATTGAAATGGCTGCTTCGGTTAAATCGCTTACCAACTTTAACGAAAAATCAGGCGTAAAATTACCTTTTGAAAAAATGGTTATGTCAATTAATGCTCAGCATGAATCTGATTTAGAAAATTTAAATCAGGAATTGACCTCCGCAAACAACCAGCTTGCCGAAAATGCAACCACAATTGCAAATCTTTTGAGTAAAGTTGAAGAGCAGGAAAAGGCACTCAATACAGCGAATGAAAATATTGAATCTAAAAAAGCTGATCACGAAATAGCTTTGGCAGAAGCAAAAAAAGTGACTGATGCTGCCGTAGCAACTAAAGCGGCAGAGCTGATGTGCAACCAGACTGAGCAGCCAGCGACTGAACAAAGCAGCGGAGAAGATGCAATCAATACCAAAGAAAAGTTTTGGGAAGCATACAAGCAAATTGAAAAAACTCAAGGCATTGCCGCGAAAAATACATTTTATGCCGAAAACAAGCATTTATTGAAATCCATCCAATAATAACAAATACAAACCAAAATTACCCCTAACCTATACCCCTAAAATATCATGGCCAACACCATTGCAGGCGTAAACCTCGCCGAAATTGCCCAAGAAAGCCTGGACGGTCTTAGTTCAACTTTCGCCCCCCTTGCTGCTTTAGTCACTGACTTCAGCGCAGATGTCCGAGATGCCGGAGAATCCGTGACAACTCGTTACCCCACAAAGCCCACCGCTGCCGATATGTCTACTGGCTACAAGACCGCCGCTTCTGATGTGGCAATGACTGCTGCCACAATCACACTAAACACACATTATGGCTTTACTTATGGGTTTACCGATGTGGAGCGCTCTAAGTCTAGTATTAACCTAAATAACTTATTCATTGAGCCATCGCTTCAGGCGCTCGGTGATAAAGTGTTTGGTGACATCTGGAATCTTGTGACTGCTGCTAATTTTGCAACCTCAGTTGCAATCACTGCGGCAAATTGGGATCGTGACGACCTCGCAGATCAAGGTGCAACTCTAACGGATACGAAAAAAGCCCCTAAAGTGGGCCGCAGCGTGTTTATGAATCCAACATATTATGCATCGTTAGTTAAAACGCTAAATGATGCCGAAATGCCCGGCAACATTGAAGAAAAACGTGAAGCAAGGGTTCCCCGGACAGCGAAATTTGATTTGTACGAAACTGATTTGGCAGATGCTAACGGTGAAAACCTGGCGGCATTTTGCTTCCAGCGCAATTCATTGCTTATGGCTGGCCGTACGGTTGACGCAGAGATGGCAGCTCAAGCAGGAATTGAAGTTGAAACAGTGGTCATTCCTGACCTTGGCCTTCCGGTGCAGTTTCGCCGCTGGTATGACTCTGATGGCATATTGTATTACAATTGTAATATTTTGTACGGCGTCGCTAAGGGCGTCGATTACGGAGTACGTATCACGACAGCTTAATCTCCTACCCCTAACAACTGGCAACCGTAGGTTTTGTTGATTTTTTCCTGCGGTTGCCCCCAACTTTAAATTATTATGTTTAAACCAAGTGTCACAGTACTGAGAACCCCAGACGGAGATGTTCGCGTGCTGGCATGTTCGGAAGATTCCTCAATTTGCTTAGATGCATACCGCTCTTGCGAGGATCTCGGCGAAATCGTGTATATCCGGCAGGGCCACATCGACAAACGCAAACAGTATCGCCAGTTGCCCGATAATCCGACCGCCGAACCCTCCACCCCAGCCGGCAAGCGTGGTAGACCGAAGAAAAACGCATAAACAACAACATGCTCACCCCGGAATGACTCGCTGGGGTGAGCACTTGTCTATTATTTAGCATGAGCCAGTTTTCAACATTTGTCACTACTGCTGCAACGCAAGCCGCTGCTGTTATGGGTGAATCTGTCAACATCTTGGCAACATCCGAAACGGTGACGGCAATCTTTGACGAGGAAGTCATGGACGTTGAAACGACTTACACCGGCGACCGTGAAAGAGTGGTTGTGCAATGCTCTATCCCTAAAAACGGAGTAACTATCCCGCCGCATAATTCAAGGGTGTTAAGGGTGCAAACGAATGTCACTTATTTGATTCAGAGTGTAAATATTACACTAGGGCATTATGACTTAACTTTATACCGTGAGGGAGATAAAATCGGCAATGGCTAAGAGTGCGGCAACCCAACTCCAATGGAACGATTCTTTGTGGCAACATAAAATCCGAAAAATGGCCCGCAAACAAAAAGTTGACGAAAAGCCTTTGATCAAAAAGCAATCGAGTTTTTTGCTGCGTGATATTGCTCGGTATGTGCCGCCTTATTCCAAATTCCCAAGATTAAAAAGTAAATCGATGGGCACGAAAGCCGATCAAAGGCAGGGCCAAAATGCAGTTAAAAAAGATTTGAGCCTTATATTTTTTGTTCCGGACGATCCGAAAGTCTACAATTGGGCAAGAGATACATTTAACCCAGGACAACCGATTTATAGCGGCAAAAAAATAATTGGTGCCAGCGTTGCCCGGACTTTTAACGATCTAAAAATGCACCACACCCGCCAACAAAACCGGCGAGGAAGGGTA